GCGGTGGCGTCTGTGGGGTGGAATCCTTGGGCGTTACCCTGACATCCTTCCGGGGTTCCGGGGAGCCGTTAAGGATCATTCCTGCGGCCTTCCGCATGGATTCATCCCGACCGTTTTCGGAAAGCCATTGGACGTAGCTTATATTCTCCTTGGCGATATCCGCAAGCGTCTGGCCCTTATGCTTGCCGAAATTAATCTTGATGTTTCCGACTTCATCCGGCTTCATGTTGTCGATTTCTTCCTGCTGCAAAAATACCCGCATATCCTCAAGGTCTTGGGTAAACACTTCGGAGAGTGCCGCCACGGTCAACGTAGCGTCGATCTGCGCCCTTTTCTTGGCCATCTTAAGGATTGTATTAGCCTGAGAATAAATCTCGTCATTCTCAATCCTGTACTGCACACTGCCGTATTTGGTAGTTCTGCTTTTAAGATTGTCCTTGTCCATGCCTGCGGGGAGTTCGTCCTCCTTGACCCAGCGCCACCGGTATTTATCCTCCTTGGAATTGCAACTCCCTAATCCATCTGTGATCTTGGTGCCGCCCTTGGAAAGGACACACTGGACCGTATAAGCAAATATACCCTTATCGTAGTCCTCCACCTGCTCGATTATCCGATACTCGCTCGTCAATCCCAACAACATCAGGATCTTTTCTGCTCCCGGCTTAAGCAAAGTGGGTTTGTTGGTGCCTGGGATGGTATCGTAATCATGGCCGGATACCAATGTCTGATTGACAACCGCCTGAAACTTTTTGATGGTGGCCATCATCCCGCCGATCTGCTGGATCTCTACCGTATCCAGTATAGATAATGCGTTTTCACTCATTTGCGGCTTCCTCCTTTTCCTCATAATTTTGGAGATTTACGATTACACCGTTATCGGGTAATTTAGTGCTTTTTGTACACTCATACCCGTATTCACTGGTTCCCGCCGGAAACACCGATATTGTCATGCTCGGCGTGGAATGCTTGCCTTTTTCGGTATGGTACACTGTAATATCTGCTATACACCCTTCTGGCGCCAGCTCGTCGAATTGCTTTGCAAGGTCAATCAACCTTGGGTCATAACCAATCATCTTGACATCCTCCTAATTTTCTGATATTGTAGTTGTGGGTTAGGCAGCGTATAGCTGCTATTTTTTTACGGGCTCGATTGTCAGGGATTCCAGATCCTCCGGCGTATACTGCCGTATAGTCAGCAAGTAACGTCTCGTCTTGGCCAATGATCCACATCTATCTCGCCTCCTTGTGCTCCATATGCTTAAGGTACTCCATGCCGCCGTCTGCTCTCCACGCCCGCAGGCAGGCCGTCCATCCCTCTCCGCTGCACACTGCCTTGTACCATGTGGGATGATGCTTTACGGCCAGCGGGTACTCGTCTTGCTTAACCTCACGATAAGCAGCAAAGCAGATACCCCTCTTGTATCCATAATCAAAGCTATCCCCCATAACCTGCCGAAAGGCGTCATCGTCGTAGTAATAATCTCTGATTTTAAAATCAGCGCCGGTTTTGAGGATATCAACGATCCTGTTGTAAAACTGCCTATATAGCCTATCTTCGACCGTTTGTGTTGGTCTGCGGTGCATCTATCTCGCCTCCTTCATACCCCCGCCGAAAATGACAATCACGATAACAATGCAGGTTATAATTGCAATTGCTTTAATCATTGGAGCACCTCCTGCCAGTATACTGACGTTGCCAGGCTATCGGGTATCTGGATTGCGCCCATCAAAAAGGCGACCATGACGGCCGCCAGAAGAAGGAAGAGCCAGAACCGGGGACGGATCCGGCGGTGGGAAAGAGTGCCGGACAGGAACATCAATTTGATAAGCCTTGGCTTCGGACGATTGGAAAGGGAAAGGCTTATGCCCTTGTAGAAATCAGCCCACATCACGCCATCGCCTCCTTTATCTTTTGCAGTAATGTCTCCATACCTTTTTGGTTGTACCTAAAAGACTGTACCTCTTTTGCGGAGCTCCGGCTCTTATCCCAAGCCCACGAACCATACTCGTCAGTTTTTAGATTGTACTTGTTGGATATCTTTCCGACCATGTTAGCGGATATCCCCGCCATTTCGGCGATGTCCGTTGCAGAGTAAGCTTTTTCGGTTTCCGGGAGCGGCAGCAGGGGCTTACCTGCCAATGCTGCGGATGCGTAGCTGTACAGCACTCTTTTATAGGATTCCGGGATACCAGGCTTGTCGGCGATTTTAAGATAAGCGTTGGATTCCCGAACACGTGCATTTTTCAGGCGGGCTTCGATTTCGCGAGCCTTGAGCTCCGGAATTACTTTGGATTTCCCAGAAAGGGCTTGCTCCATTTCGTGAAACCGGTTTATGTAGGTTGCCGTGAATTCGGTTCCTCTTTGTCCTGTAAGTTTATTCGCTATGAACTCGCAGCCCTTCTTTGTAACGTCATATTTTTTGTATTCCTTACCAGTACCGGCCACATAGCCTCCTTTCTGAAAAAATTCGTCAGAATCCAATTCTGGATTTTGACCCATGTAGCCGATATAAGTCTCAATATCCCTTATTAAATGAGCGTGGTCCTTCCCCACCATCTCGGCTACTTCACGGCTATCAAGTGTTAAAGGTTTCTGTACTAATTCGTTCATGATTGACCTCTCTTTCTTGGTTTTATATAATGTTGGTATAAGTTGATGAAGGAGTGATAACTGTGTCGCCTGTTGAATTTAACAATATTGTTATTGGTTATATTTCTATAGTTGTTACTGTTGCAGGAATATATCTTGCCTATAAAGTTAATCTGTCGGCCACATCGGAAAAGCAGCTTAAGTATGTGTACAGCCCTTTATTTATTGCCATTGAACCGAATCTGTTTAAGCAAATCCAATCCGATACGGCTAAGCATTATGCCACGCTTTTGTACGAAACCGTCAACCAGCATCACATCCTTTGCGATCCGGCGCTTATCGAACTGGTTAATATTTTTGTTGATCAAGTGAATTCTGGCGTTAATTATGACCGCGCTTACACCGCCATCTGCTCCAATATTGACCGCCATTACGATAAGTTGAAACGCAAGCTAGGGCTGCCTCGCCGAAAATTGGTTTATCGATTAAGGCACAGCCAGTATGAGGATAAAATGAGGTTTGTGTTGGCTTTTGCTGGCTACTTACTGGCGGGACTGGCTCAATTTGTCTTTGTTATGTTAGCAACTATAATGCTAACAGGTATAGTATCAATGGTAATAGGCCGACTATTAGGCCACTTAATAAGGCCATAAAAAACCACCTTTCATCGCCGTCTGACCAATAGATTTCTTCGATGATTTTCACTACCAGAGCAGCCCCCATTATCAATGGTCCCATCTTAAACAGGGTTATAAAAATACTCATATGTAGTCCCTTTCCTCTCCTGATTCGTCCGCTAACATAACGGCGGTAGAAGCGTAGGCATCGTATTTGTTCTGTGTTACCGATTCCCCTCGCATCCGGAGGACGGCTTCAAAGGGAGTAAGGTCGCTGTTCCCGAAGGCGTTCTTCCGATCCAGCCGATCCTCCCTCTTTGCTTCCTTTACTTTCTCACGGTTTACCCTTCTGTCTCTTGACATGGTTTTCCCCCTTTCCCAACCCCGGTAATGCTTTCGCAACGTCAGGGCCGTATCAATCATTTCTGGTTACTGGCATTTCCCACTTATCCAGCGGTAGGTCTACTACTGCTAAGAGTACCTCCCGGATATCGTTTGCCGATATCAAGTCATCGTGATACGGCAGCAGGAATCCGATGGTGCGGTTCAGGGCTTCGTACCTGCCCCATCCTTTGGTTTTTACCTCTTCTGCAAATTCCTGAATGCGTTTCTTGGCCATTGTGGTTTCCTCCTTTTTAAAATGGTTCTATTTCCGGAGCTCTATCAAGCACGTATTTGGCCTGATATTTCCGGACAATGCCCTCAAATATCGGCCTTAGCTTAACATCCCGCTCGACAACCTCCAACTTTGTGACCGCTTTGCTCTCCGTCTTCGTTGCGCCGTTTTCCTCCAGCCTTTTTCGGAGTCTTTTGAGCCGGGCCTGCAGATCCACCCTCGCGGTGTCCTCCAGCTCCTTATAGAGATCCCCGAAAAACACTGGATAGCTCAGCCCGTATTCCATGCACATCCCACGTACCTTGCTGTTCATGGCCTGCCGCCAGTCTTTATCCGGCGGTGCGGAGAGGACATCAAGAGCATTGTCCAGGCGCTTACCGGTCTTGTCTACAAGCTCCATGGACTTTTGAGCGGTCTCAAGAGCTTCGATCGCTTTGCGCTCAATCTCTACCTGATTTTGAGCGATCATGGCGGTGATTTCGGCTTGAGTCATAGGCTTTTGCAGTTCGGGATGTTGCAGGGATTTTTCCATTTCATAGAAACGATTGATATAGGTTGCCGTGAAAACTGCTCCCTTTTGCCCGATTAACTTGTTGGCTATAAAATCGCAGCCTTTCTTTGTAACTTGATAATTTGGTAACAACTTGCCTTGTTCGCTCAGATACGTACTTGGGATAAAGAATTCGGAGGGTCCAATGTTGGACTTTCCTAAATATTCCTCATATGTTCTTATGTCTCTTAATAATTTGTTGTGTTCCTTCCCTACCATTTCGGCCACTTCCCGGCTATCAATGGCTAACGGCTTTTGAGTTAATTCATCCATCTTCTTTTCTCCTTTCTAGTCTCCGATTACTTGCGATGTTTCCGCGAGTACGTTTCCGATAATCTTTTTGAGCTTTTGATTCTCCTTTCTTAACTCTTCCATTTCCCTTTCCATCCGGCGTTTCAGTAGCGGGGAAAACTGCTCCAGCTTCACGCCCTCCAGTTCAAGGATGTAAGGCATCGAAAACCGGATTACCGGTATGCCCTTTACGGGTTGCAGGATTCCTTGGTTCCTCCAATTTCGGATCGATTCCTCGGTCACCTTCCACCGTTCGGCGAGTTCGGCCTGTGTCAAAAGTTTTTCGTCCATCAATCATCCCTCCTATGCCGGTATTGCCAGCCGTCTTTGGTAATGGCTCTCAAGGATGGCTTTCCGCTGTTGGAAATCCTGCACCGCCAGTATCAACCCGATATCAATCCTTTGCAGGGACTTTATTGCCTCTGCCTGTTCAGGCGCCAGATACGGACGGATGGACTTACCTTTTTCGATTCCGTGAGCTTCCCGGAATTTCTTTGCTGGCATACCCAGCACGATCCGGTTTATCATGTCAAGCTCGTTGGAAAAGTGATAAGATTTTGGTTCTTCGTGCGCCGACATGATGGCGCCCGTAAATTCGGGAAAATCGGCTTTTGCCTCCAGAAGATTCCGGATGAAGGATTCCATCTGATTGAAGCGATTGATATAGGAAATCTTGAACCTATCTGCCTTGGTTCCGGTAAAACCCATTGTTACAAATGCGAATCCGTCTCTTGTGCTTAGGTATTCCGGATATCTTTTGCCTCGATCTTTATAGCTCGATTGGATAAAATTGGCTACGCAAAATTGCGTTACCAGATTGTCATTTTTTGACTTCTCGATCTTATCGGTTATTGTTCTAAGCACGTCGCCATGTCTTTTTTCAAATACTTCTGCTATTTTTCTACTGCTCACAACCGGGATCCCATTTCGTTCGGTCATTCCGAATTCATCCACTGGAACTATGCTTTTCATTGAATCGCCTCCTTTTCTATACCACATCTTTGGCGGCTGACTGTTCGCCGTTTGTTACGTTTCGTAACATATGAGGAAAAAAAAGTCGCTTTAGGTCATTGTCAGGGATGTCCAACGCTTCTACTATGAAACTTACCTCATCGGTATCAAATATGGAATAGCCATTTACCTTGTCATTCAGCGTGTTTGTACTTATCCCCATCTTTGCAGCCAGTGTCCGGTATGTTTCCTTTTTTTCTCTTATTCTGCCTTTCAGAGCGTTGAGCTCTGGATATTTACGTACTTTCATAGTGCCACCTCCTGTGCTTTATTACGTTTCGCAACTTTATACTACCATATCGTAAATTAGTTGTCAATACGTTTCGCAATAAAATTATAAATATTTTTAGTTTAGATATTGCATTAAGTAACAATATATAATATAATATCAACAGAAAAATGTTAAAAGTAGGTGAAATGAATGGAAAAGAAAAGAGTTAATAAGAAGGTGTTTGCTCAAAGGTTAAAACAAATCATGGATAATAAAAATGAAACAATATACACAGTTGCCGACCTTGTACATTTAAGCGCAGCAACAATATCCAGATATACCAATGCAGACATGGCGGCGAAAATCACAACAATTGAAGCTTTAGCGAGGTATTTCGGAGTAGATCCTGTGTGGTTAATGGGATACGACGTCCCAAAATATCCAGAAGCAGCCCCTAAAAAAGAGAATTCATTTGACACAATCGCTGCTCATTATGATGGCGTAGATTTAACCGAGGAAGAACGTACAGAAATTAACAACTATATCCAGTATATATTATCGAAGAGAAAATAATAGCATATTGGAGGATTGGTGAGATTATGGGTTACGATGAGCTTATTTCGCAGTTGGCAAAAGTAGGAATTGAGGTTGTCGAGGATAAAGCAATTTCGCCATACAAGGGACTATGCATCAATAACATTTTAACCATTAACCCATCTATTACTACATCTGTAGAGAAAAAGTGCGTCCTTGCCGAAGAAATCGGCCACTATTATACAACAGCAGGGGACATACGAGACCAGTCTAAACCAGGAAACCGGAAGCAGGAAAAAATAGCCCGTGCGCTTGGGTATGAAATCCTAATTCCAATTGATTCTTTTTTGGAAGCATATTGGACAGGCATTAATAGCAGATATGAGCTTGCTGAATTCTTTGACGTTACAGAGGATTTTTTACAGGAGGCGCTCGATCATTATAAAGAGAAATATGGAAACCGTTACAAAATTGGTGATTACATGATATGCTTCGATCCTTTGGCGGTCGGAGAAATACAGGAAGGAGGGGACACAAGCTGCAGAAAAGACAGATGTCATGGCAAAAGGTCATAGACGATGATTGATAAAGGAGGATTCAAATGGATTGCAACATTACCTATCGAAAAAAAGACAAAGGATGGCAGTACATCATAACTACCAAAGAAGGCAAAGAATGGAAATACAAAGGAAGCAAGCAAGGCTTCATCACAAAAGCCGCCGCAAAAGTTGCGGCGGATGCCCATGTAGATGAGATGAAAGACAAGGAAGAGATCCAGCAGGAAGCTCTGCCAGAGCACAAAGAATTGACACTTAAGGAGCTCTCAGAAATTTACAAGAAACATAAAACGCTGCACAGGGCATACAACACGGTAAAATCTTTTTCCTATGCCATTTCATATTTTAGTACATTAAATGATAAAACCGTAAGAGACATTACGTCATTGGATATACAGACATGTGTGGACGAAATGACGAGGGCGGGATTGATGGAATCAAGTATCGAATTGTATTTACGGGTTGTCAAAACCTTTTTCAAATTTGCGATTAAGCCATACAAGATAATACGAGAAAACCCCGTCCAGGATATAGTTGTATCTTCCCCGCAAGATGGAAGCGGGAATAAAAAGATAAAAGCTCTGAATAAGGCGGAATTGGAAGACTTGTTGTTTAAAATTAAAATGTCGTCCCCGAAATACTATATCGCCTCACTCCTTGCCGGGAAATGCGGCCTAAGGATCGGCGAAATAGTCGGGCTGACATGGGACAGAGTAGATACAAAGGTGGGCATAATCACCATAAACAGGCAATGGAAAGAAATTCAAGAAAAGAAATGGGGGTTTGGCCCGCCAAAGAGCGAAAACTCTTATAGGGATATCCCGGCCCCGCCCATCGTGATATCAGAATTGATGAAATTTAAGTCCAGGTACCCGGTGCATATAAGCGGCAGAATCCTGCCTTACTCTACATCATTAAGCCTTGCCAACGCTTTGTTTAGCTATTACCCAACCAAAGGATATAATATATCTGTGCACGATCTCCGCCACACCTATGCGACCATGCTGATCGCCAACGGGTTGGACTTCAAGACCGTTGCCCAGCTGATGGGGCATGATGTAGAGGAAACAATAAGGACATACTCGCATGTTACCTCGGACATGATCGCAAACGCTACAAACCTGATCAATCAAATTTTTTAAATTTTATTTTTGACGAATTTTTGACGAATCACGATTTATCCCCGAATCCATGCGGTTTGTAGCCTGCATATCAGATTATGAAATGTAATTTTATACAATTCCAACACATAAAAACAGATAACGATTTTCGCCCGTAAATCAACACTTACGGGCATTTTGTTATTTTGGCGGAACGATAAAACACGATAAATCCAAAAATATTTTTTGACGTTTTTTTGACGGATTCGGATTTCTGGGCTATTCCAGTTCCTTGATATCCATTAATACCCAATCACCGTTATCTGCCTTTCGCACATCAACAATAAACTCTGATCGGATCATGGCGCCGAAAGAGTTTTCGCTATCAACATATAACCGGATCTTATAATTGTTATCATCCATCTTTGTAATTACAGTATTACTGTCATAGTATGTACCGAATTCTGCTGTTTTCGGAGCCTTTAGCCTTTGCTCTACGAATGTTCTTGCGGCATAATATGCCAGTTTTTCTTCTGACATTGGCTGGCTGGCGGGAGACGGCAATGACGCCGCGTATATAAGCAGGCTCGCCATTAATACCGCATAAGCAATCCAGGCTATTTTAAACCCTTTCCAAAATTTTGGGCCCAGTTTCGGCGGGTGTACAGCTGCCTCAGTTATTCTTTTGCGTTCCATGGTATAGCCCATATCATTTATCAAGCCTTTCATGCGCCTTTCTTCAAGTTCCCCTATGGCTTGTTCAATAGCACGGGAACGGTCCGGATTCGCTCCCTTCGGTATCTTAGTCCATAGCAGGGTTGCAAATTTTGAAGCATCCCCAGTGGCAATATTCTGGATAACAATGGATCCACCAAAAAAGTCTAATATCATTCTTCTGGTAAATAACGACCGCCTTGCGTTGTAAAGTTCGCAAAACTCTTTTGCCTTAATGCTCCCGTCGTAAAATATGATCCTTTGATTTGTAATGCTGATCAGCCCCGTATGCTCCATCAGTCCGGAGCACGACCCATAGATAGAGCATTCTAATTTTTCTTCCGGTTCCAGCTTGCCTTTGATCTCATCCCGCATAGTCTTGATATCCATGGTATCTCCTCCTTTTCGGGATACATTCTACACAATAACTAAAAATTCCTTCCCATTCCCAATTGATTTTTAATTCCTCCCGCTATATAATAAACGAGAATACTTGTTCGGAGGAATGCCCTATGAAAATCTACATGAAGCCGGTCCAGGTGATCTGTGTGCATGACTATGACGGTACCCTTACGCCGATAAAATGGCAGGTTCGGGGCAGGGATCCCGTCCTGATCGACCGGATCCAGGAGCAGCATCAGGAGAAGATCGCCGGCATACCGACGCTGGTCTACCGGTGCCAGAGCCTAATCGGTGAGCAGGAGAGGGTGTATGAGCTGAAGTACGAGGTGCCGACGCATGTGTGGTATCTGTATAAGATGTAAGCCCGGGGGAAAGCCCCGGGCATTAAGCTGCTAGGCATGATGTTTTGGATTGAGATCCGCCGGAACCTCTAGTATGCCGAAAAAGTCTTCTACTTGCTTTGCGATCTTCTCGGCTTCGTACTCGTCTTTACCCCTGGCAATCGCAACGGATTGTAGGTATCTGGTAAGGGCTTGTGTCTTGATTGGATATCCAGCTTCCTCCATCGCCCCAAGCAACGTAGTCCTCCAACCCTTACCACAATTATACTCCTCGCAGTCGTAGTCGGCGTTGTGTCGACGTTTGATTATCAGATCCATAGTCATGTCCTCCATCCTTTCTTTTAACAAGGTTTCCGCCCACTCTGGCGGCTTTCGGTCCCCGGATTCCCAGTGCTCAATTGTCCGTTTCGGAATCCCTAATCTTTCTCCCAGCTCCCGCTGGGAGATTCCTAACTTTTCCCTTGCTTCCTTAATCAAATTTTTTTCCAATGCCTTTTTTCCTCCTTTAGTTCGGGATGCTTCTTAAAAAACTCTCCCCACAGTCGATCTTCTGCCTGCTTCCTGGCTTTTGCGGCGGAATCAACATCTCCGAACCGGCCTAAATAATGTCGCTTGCCCTGGAAGGTTATATATGCTCTATACTTCCCGCGGTCCGGACACACGCCTCGGATCCCGGTCTGTGACCTCTCCTCTGGTAACGCAGACAGCCTACGAAGGTCTGTGCCATCCACCTTATACTTTTTATCCGCTACCGCTTTCATGGCGCTCACCCTTTTTGACTTGGCTTCTCTCGCCAGACATCCGCAGGAGCGGACGATCTTGTTGGTGAGATCGTTAAGAGGCACCAAGCAATCATTGCCACAGTCGCAGTGGCACAGCCATACTCTCGTATGATGCCGTATCTGATCAGTGGGCCCGATAGCCACCAGGCGGCCAAAGCGGCGGTTGGTGATATCCTTTGCGTTCATATCTCCTCCTTTCTGCCGGGGGAAGAAGCCCCCGGCCTGTCTTACGGTTTTAGCGGTTGTTGATCCAGTACTTTGCGTCGGTCTCGGTTTCTACGGCTTTTTCGATGCTGGCTATCAGCATTGCAATGTAGTCGGCTTCCGCCAGTCTACCAGCATGTTCCCCGCCGATTTCTTTCGCCCGGTTGGCCTTCCAGGTGATTTCCGGTGCCTGGTCGCTGCCTTCACGCGGGCAAAACTGCGATACAGAGTAAATCGTGGCTTGCTGGCCGCTGGTGAGCTCTCTTGCATATCTTTTCATGGTGCGCTTCTGCCCGCGGAGAGGATCCTCTGCGACGATCTCCTTGACTGTCAGGTCTCTCAGGACATCTTCTGCTTCCTTGAGTTCCTCCGCTCTTTTCAGATATCCGTCCCGGATGTCCTGCGCCCACGCTACCTGCTTCTCAGTTCCTATCAGATTTTTCAGTTCCATTTGATACACCCTTTCTATTTTGATTATGTATGCCAAGCACAGACCTAACTGTGCGCGGTAGTCGACTTCCGGATACTCTGCCTTAATTTCTTTCGTCATCCTGTGGGCGGCTCCCATAATTTTTCTCATCATCTTTGTTATCCCCTTTCCTTTTCCTTGATCTTAGTATACCGCCCAATGGTCGGTATGTCAACACCTTTTTATAATTTTTTTTAAAATATTTTTTGCCCAAAAACAAAAAAAAGGACCCTCTGGATTATCCAAAGGATCCTTATCTTATACTATCATGGTACTATACCCCTTTTGCCGCAGGTCTGCCGCCAGCCGCTCCGCATTGGCCTCGTCTGCAAAGGCGCCCACCTGCACCCGGTACACCTTGCCCTCGCCACCGGATGGAGCGGGTTCCTTGTACGCCACTCCCGCATACTCGCAGATGGCCTGTACAGCCACCTTAGCGCACAGGTCCACATATGCCGACGTGTTGCACCTCGCCAACTCCACCGGGTTGGTAAAGTAAAAATGCTCGGCCAGGATGGCGGGCGGGAGCGTCTCACGTATGATATGGAAACTAAAGCTGCCCGGTTTACTCTCCCATATCCCATGCGCCGGGATCGGAAGAACGGCCTTGGCGTGCCTTTGCCAAATCTCCGCCAGCCGCTTACCATTGGCGCTGGTATGCCAGTAAAACACATCGTGCCCGGATGGGTTACCCGGCCCGGCATTGGCATGGATGGACAACAGGCAGAGGATGGGACTTTTATGGTGCTCGGCGTTTATCCAGGCGGACCGCTGTTTAAGCGGGATCTCCTTGCTGTTAGGGAGCTGCGGAAGTAGGACCGTAAAGCCATTATACTCCGCCAGTGCCTTTGCAGCTATCCCTACGGCGGAGTTAAAAGAGTGCTCCGCAAAGGAGCCTATCCCCTTGCTAGGGGGATAGGTGTCGGAACCGTGGCCAATATCAAGGACAATGCGTTTACTCACCATCAGCACCCCCTTCAGGCACTTCCGGCAATCCCGCGATGCTGGTGAGCAGCGACAGGATACCTGCTAAAGCAGAGGCGCTTGCCACTGCAACCCAGTTTACCTCGGATATGAGTGCGGATGTCCCGATGGTCGCTATAGCTGTCTGCGCGACGGTCTTCAGGGCCCGTACCCCAGCAGCTTTCCACCATGCTTTACTTTTCATTTTTCTATCTCCTCTCTTAATTCGTCAATCCGGTGGTGTGCAGATTTCACGGACGACTCCGCCGCCACCATCCGCTCCACCAGATTGTTATGCTTGTTTACTTTTTGTTCCAATTTTTCAAGCCTGTAAGCGATTAGCGCTGTGCTTTTCCGTTGCGAGAAGAAGCTACCACACAATGTCCCGGCAAAAGCTATCAGCGCTATAATGATCGTTTCTGGCATGTTTAGTCCTTCTTTCCTGTCCAAAATAAAGAGCACCTGAAAAACAGGTGCTCAAAGGCTCTCGCGTTTTATGTCGCCTTATGTTCCTATTCTGCAATACTTTCGTCTACAGTCGGTGTATCTCCCCATACTGAAAATATTGCATTTTGCTGAGCTAAAGGCAATTCATTTTGTACTTCTTGTCTGCCTCGAATTGAATTTATATATGCTTTCCTGTGTGGTTGACCTATTGCATATTCTATCCCATCAAAAGTTGTATATTGTTGCTTTTTGACCGATACACTGTCTTGTGTTAGCATGTCTAATGTTATTTTTTCAATCATTTTACTTACCCTCCTAGATTAATCTGTAAATTACACTACCGGATATATCAACTTGATTTCCGTTAGTCAAGCCACCTATTGTAGCGAATGATTGACCGTTTGCTATTCTGAAATAATTTATGTTTTTACTTACTGATACTACTCCTGTGTTTTCTTGTTTCACACCATCCAATGTAAAACGATATAAATTCCCAGTTTCATCTAAAGCTTTAACTATAAAAGGGAAATTACCGATATTTATATCACCATCTCCATCGGTGAGGGTAAAGCGTATAAAAAAAGCACACTTTACTATATTTCCTATCCTGTCATAAGTACCACGTTGAACTACATATGATAATGTTGTAGGAACTGTTGTTTCTGATGATACTGTTGGTGTCCACGTTCCACTTTCCATTTCTAACCCATGAACTCCACCAACATCTTGCACACTTTCTGCCAAATGTGCCGCAACATCGTCTGCATCGGCCTTGCTCGCCAGGGCAGTCTCCAGCTGGGCCTGTGTCACATCCCCATCCTGCCCCCGCGGGCCCGTGGCTATAATGTTTGCGCTGATATGCAAAGGTTGCCCGATGATGCCGATTATATCACTCATATGTCACTTCTCCTTCTACAACAAATTTTGACGGTTTGACGATGGTGATCACGCTGCCATCCGCCTTTGACAGTTGCACATCATACATCAGCTCGATCGGCGCCGGTAGGTGTTTAGTGTCACTGGGCACAATGGCGATGATTGCCTTACCGTCCGTAAAGCTCGTAACGACCTTTTGCAGGATTTTATCATCCGTTTGGGTATCACTCTTGACTGTAAGGTATATCACATCGCCATCTACCAGCGGGACTGCTGCGCCCGTACTATCCTGCAAGGCCACGGTTATAGTCTCGCTGTCCCCTCTGATCATGCTTATATTTGTGTTACTTATTTGCATCAAATCACCCTCCCTAAAATCACGTAGGAGCCGGATACCCGGCACAGTAAGACCCGATCGTTTGCGGCCGGGGCATAACTAGATATGAATGGGTACTTTTTAAGGCTGGCCGATGTCTCCCCGTCAAAAACGATACCAGGCCTGCCAGCGCTGTAAGACGGGTCTATCCTCCCCAGCCGAAAAAGGCTCCCCCGTCCTCCCGGCTGTGTTATTGATAAGAATTCTCCCGCCGTTGGTATGCTGCTCATACAGTTATCACTCTCCTACACTCATGGTTTTGCAACCCCCCAAGGGACAAGTTTAGGGTCCAGCTGGTCTCCACATACTTTTCCGACACCCCCAATTTATTATGCTGGATCAAAAGCATATCAGAGTAAGTGTGATGCGGCATAGTGGCCGTCGTAAAGACCATCCGATCATATACCTGGCTTGACTCATAAGCTATACGCTGGACATATGCATCTAGGGTTGCCTGATCGTATATGTCATCAATTTCGCGGAAATCAACTATGCGGCGGTTGCGGCTGACCGTGCTTGTTTTTGATGTCGCTGAATCGTTGACGTAACGGCTGACAAGCGGATCCTTTTCGGGATTACTCGCCGTCACCACCCAAACGTTGGGTACGTCGAAAAGGTCAATCTCGTTTGCGGCATCCGGCTGCATGATGCTGATATCATCCGTCCTATACTCATATTCTGGTTCCCTCTCTGTTGGGAGGACATAAGGTTTCGCCACGGCATATCCTGTTTCATCCATCCATAAGCTGGTATAGTTTATAACCGATAATAACTCATTAATGGCCGTCAGCTTGCTGGTGCCGATTTCAAATTCTTTGTCCGTCGCAAGAGTGCCGGCATGTGGCATAATGTTAATTTTCCATATCCCGGCGCCGTTGAGTATATCGGTAATAGCACTGATATACCCTGTTCCAGCCGCTATTCGGTACCGGTTATCAAATTTATCCTCCGTCAAAATCACGTTGGCGTCATACGCTTCTATGTCTCGGGTCACCCGGTTTTGACATTTCCGGGTAGGGGAGGATAACAAAAACGTCCCGAGCGCCCATTCCAGCTCCCCGCCGTCCGGCATTCCCAAAATAAAAATTGGCCGAATGCGGTCATTAAGCCAATCCACGTCCGACAATTCGGCCTCCGAAAAGGTAAAATTACCGGTGCGCTTTATCTGCGCCAGACTGTTAAGGGTGATGCTCCCGCCCAGCTGCGCCTTAAGCTCCCCGATCTTTACCTCGTCGGCATTAAGTAGGTCATATCGGTAGCTGACTTTTCGACCGCCTTTTTTGTAGTGTAATTGGGAGATCACTTGATCCCTGGTGTATCCCCCCTTTGTCAGTGCAAGCATAGGCTACACCTCAACTTCTTCAACAAAATCGCACCGGGTAACGGTAAAGTTCAGGGCATACCCCGGATGCGCTTCTGCTGCTTGTATATCCCCCAGCACACCGTATATCTTCCGGCCCCTGCTGTCCCGCAGTAAGACGATTTCACCCTCCGAAAAGAGATCGTAAAAAGCCATTACATCAGAATATTCCCGAACCCAAAAAGTGCAAGAAAGAGTTTCGGACCGGAATCCATTGCGCTCATATACCGGATATGCCCGGCCCTCAAACCTCAATTCGGCCTGCTGCGTGCCCCATGTCGCTGTTTTTTGCGGAGGGGACCCCAGATTGTACTTGAGCATATACACACGGGAGGGATCCGCTGCGGGGGCAAGCTGGGTTAGCAGGAGCCTGACCGACTGCTTTGCTGTGGCGCCGTCGGCATAGGTACCCTGCATTGATACATTACGCATAAAATATACATAGGTTTTACCTGATGCTACGCTGTAGTCATCAAATTCCGTTTGCCCGGCGTTTACCTTTCCGATGCGGATATAGTCTTCCTCGGCTTCTTCCCGTCGATAAACTAGAGCATAATTCGATGGGCTGGCAAATACTAATCGGACGCCATATGGCCTGCCGTAAGTTTTTGCGCTTAAGGTCCCCGGCTTAGGAGTCGCTATCGAAAAAGACTGCTCTCCCCATCCACTCCATAGGTCATATGCGTTTTTGATTCGCACCCCGGCAATATATGACCCATCTGACAAAAATGCGGTTATTTTGTGGCTGGTTTCTGTGCTCGGTACAGTGCCGGTGCTGTGGATAACATTATCCCCCTGCCTCACTCTCAACTCATACGCCTGCTGCCCGGAGGATGTCCATGTCACCGTTGGGCTTGCAGTGCCGGTCGATATGCTCTGTATTGTCGGATTAGCAGGAGCACCAATGACATAAAACGCTGAAATGGCACTGTACCCGCTCACGTCACCGTACCCGTTATAGGTCCGTACCCGCCAGTATATATTGCCTGTCGGGAGCGTGCCCGCAGGCATGTCATAATAAGTGTTGGCTGTTGTTTGGGCAATGGTTGTCCAGCTGGTTTGATTGGTGCTCCATTGCAGATCAAATTTCGCCTGCGTATCCCCTATGGATGTAACATATTCCCATTCAAACCGCGTCACGTCCTGGCGGTTGACATAATCTCCAATAGGATTTATCGGATTGGGAATGCCGGGAAGTATGTCCTCATATACAACTTCGACGTATGGAGGATTGCTGGACTCACGAGATCTTATAATAATACGAGCACCCAATACTAAACCGCCGCTATCATAAGCTTCAAACCTTAAACGTATGCCATTATCTTTCAGATGCGCCGCATCGTTATTGTATATTGATGTAAGATTCAGTGTTAAATAGCCGGATGGTATCGTAACATCATCATACGCCACGGTTCCTCCTTTAGTTTTGGCGCTGCTTCCGGCGGAATCCCATGTTGTGCTCTCTGTCCAACTTTCCTGCAATACGTTGTATAAGAGGCGTGATCCAAGATAGCCGCTGCGGGCCTCAGTATTATAGACCCTCGCATTTACAGATATAACATTTTTAAAAACTGGGAGGCTGGACCAATCAAATTTGAGTAGTATATTCGAATAATCATCAGCGTTACTATTGCCATTCCCGCCTTGTAATAAAGTGTCTGATCCGTGACCAGTATTCACATTTTCAAAATCTATCCACGTATCCGCTATGCATGGTAATGTAATTGTATGCTGTGCCATTATCCTGTCACCATCCCTGCGCGTCGCTGACGCTTAAGCTCTTTAAAGGTACCGATAAGTTTTTGTACTTCGTTGATTTCCTCTGCTTTGACGTAAAGATTAAAGGTGTCCCCGCCCTGCGTCTGCTGTACCATCTGCAAGGATTGTTGACGGCTATATACTTTGGTTCCGGGTGGCAGGCTCATCAGTTCCGGGCCTTCCTCTCCTACCCATGCAAGACCGCC